AGCAGGGGGTTAGGGGAATTTTATGGCAGGCAGACCGCCAAAGCCCACTCACTTAAAAGTGTTGGAGGGCAACCCAGGTAAACGGGCATTAAATCAGTATGAACCCAAGCCACAGGCTAAGGCTCCAAGTTGCCCATCACATTTGGATAAAGAAGCAAAGGCGGAATGGCGGCGAATCAGCAAGGAGTTGTTACAACTTGGTTTGTTGACTTTAGTAGATCGCGCTGCGCTTGCAGCTTATTGTCAAGCATGGTCGCGATGGGTATATGCGGAAGAAAAGATAAATCAGTTGGTTGAACTTGAAAAGCAGGCGACAGCCAAAGCAATCGAATTGGCCTCAACCGGGCAAGAACAATTGACTGCACTTGTTTCGGAGATTGATCGACTTGGCACGTTGCAGGAAATGATGGGCTCTAGCGTCCCAACAGAAACAAAGTTAGTAAGGCTTGCAGCGGAAGCCGCTAATTTACAAACCATGTTAGATGGCATTGGCAGCGTTGGCGGGCTAATTAAGACGACTGATAAAGGGTATAGCTACGTCACACCCTGGATGCAAATATCTAACGCACAGCAAAAATTAATGCATGGTTTCCTGATTGAATTTGGTATGACACCTGCAAGCCGCACGCGCATTCAGGTTAAGCCTGCGGAAGCGGTTGATCCATACGATGCGTTTAGAAAGCAGCGAAGTGCATCCAGTTGATCAGTACATTGCCGATATTAAAAACGGCGACATTGTTTCATGCAAGTGGACTAAGTTAGCCGTTGAACGCCACGTCAATGACCTGGCTGTGAGCCAAGAGCGCGGGCTATATTTTAATGAAGGCGCGGCACAGCATGTACTCGACTTCTTTGGTTTCCTGAAGCATTCCAAAGGCGAGTGGGCAGGGCAAACGGTAGAGCTTGAACCCTGGCAACAATTTTATTTATGGGTGCTGTTTGGATGGATGCGCGAAGATGGCACACGGCGATTTCGTACAGCGTATCAAGAGGTTGCCCGCAAGAATGGCAAGACGACAATCGCGGCTGGTGTGGGCCTCTATCTATTTGATGCTGATGAGGAACCCGGCGCGGAAGTTTATACAGCGGCAACGAAGCGAGATCAGGCGCGCATTGCTCACAGTGAAGCAACGAGGATGGTTAAGGCAAGCCCGCTTTTACGAAAGCGGATTCGGAGTTTCAAAGATAACCTTAACATTTTGGATAGTGCGAGTAAGTTTGAGCCGGTTGGTCGCGACGCTGATAGCTTAGATGGTTTGAATGTTCACGGCGCGATCATTGATGAGGTACACGCTCACAAGAATCGTGAACTCTGGGACATTCTCGACACGGCGACAGGCTCACGCAGACAACCGATGATGTTCAGTATCACTACTGCGGGCTTTGATAGGCAATCGCTTTGTTGGTCGCTACATGAGTACCTTGAAAAAATACTAAGCGGTGTGATTGAAGATGATTCCTTTTTTGGGATGATTTTCACACTTGACGAGGGCGACAATTGGGAAGATGAGTCGGTTTGGATAAAGGCTAACCCCAATCTTGGCGTGAGCAAAAAGTTAGATGATATGCGGCGCAAGGCTCACACCGCTAAGGAAATGCCAAGCGCGTTAAATAGTTTTCTGCGACTTGAACTGAACGTTTGGACGCAGAGTGAAACGAAGTGGTTGCCTGTTGAGGCGTGGAAGAATTGCGCCAAGATGGTTGATGCGGATGGCTTGCGCGGGCGTACTTGTTTCGGCGGGCTAGATTTGTCAAGCACAACTGATATTAGTGCGCTTTTGTTGGTCTTTCCACCAGAACAAGAGGATGAAGATTTTCAACTTGTTTGCCGGTTCTGGATTCCTCAAGATGCGATGCGCGAACGGAGTAGGCGGGACAGGGTTCCGTATGATGTGTGGGTAAGGCAGGGGCATATCAATACCACACCCGGCAATGTGATTGACTATGACTATATCGTTGCGGAAGTTGATGAGCTTGCCCAGAAATATGATATTCAAGAAATAGCCTTTGACCGATGGGGCGCAACGAAAATATATCAGCAGCTTGAAGATGCCCGTATGACAATGGTGCAATTTGGGCAAGGCTATGTGTCTATGTCCCCGCCAATGAAAGAACTGGAAAAGTTAGTTCTTAGCGGCAAAATTGCACATGGCGGAAACCCCGTACTAACTTGGATGGCTGATAACCTGGTGGCGCGTATTGACCCGGCAGGAAATATCAAGCCGGATAAAGAGAAGTCAACTGAAAAAATTGATGGCATGGTGGCTTTGATTATGGGGCTTGATAGAGCATTGCGGCATCAACCCTCGATCTATGACAAACGCGGAATCCTAGAACTATGAACCCGATTGCATGGGTAGCAAACCTATTTGAAAAGCGATCACTAACGAGTAGTCAACTCTTTGAGTTGATCGCTGCGGGGAACTCTACCTATAGTGGGGTTAGCGTCACTGAAGACAACGCAATGCGATCTTCGGCGGTTTACGCTTGCATTCGGATTATCAGCGAGTCTATAGCTAGTCTGCCATTAGTGCTATACAAGCAACAGGGCCGGAACAAGAACAGGGCAACGACTCACCCGCTCTATCCGCTGTTGCATGATTTGGCGAATCCTGAGATGACCGCGTTTGAGTGGCGCGAGTTGATGATTGCTCACACGTTACTTACGGGCAACGGGTATAGCGAAAAGGTTATAGACTCTCAGGGGCGTGTTACTGCGCTTTGGCCGTTGAATCCACGCAAAATGGAGACTTACGAAAAACGTGCTGATGGCCTGTGGTGGTTCTATCGCACCCCTGACAATCAGTTGCGCGCCATTCCGCAGTATCGCATTCACCATATCAAGGGGTTGGGCGATGGCATCATGGGGTACAGCCCGATCCAACAGGCCGCGCGGCAAGCTGTGGGCCTCAGTCTAGCGGCGGAAGAATACGGCTCACGATTCTATTCTAATGGCGCGCGCCCCGGGCTGATTCTGAAGCACCCCGGCAAGTTATCACCCGCAGCTGCGGAACGACTCAAGGCCTCATTTGCCAGCGAACACCAGGGGCTAAGTAACGCACACCGTACCAAGATTTTAGAAGAAGGCATGGACGTCACGGCAATCGGCATACCGAACAATGAAGCGCAATTCCTTGAGACTCGCAAATTTCAGGTTACGGAGATTGCGCGCATTTATCGCGTACCGCCGCACATGTTGGCAGACCTAGACCGCGCGACATTCAGCAATATCGAACAGCAGTCATTGAATTTTGTTATCTATACGCTGATGCCCTGGTTAGTCAGGCACGAACAAGCAATCTATCGAGACTTGTTAAGTGAGGCTGAACGGCGCAACCACTTCGCAAAATACATTGTCGAAGGAATGCTTCGCGGCGATGCACTTAGCCGCTATCAGTCCTATCAAGTTGCCATTAACAACACAATCTTGACGCCTAATGAGATTAGGGAACTTGAGGATCGAAATCCTGTTGAGGGTGGCGACGTGCTGTTTACGCCGCTGAATATGATTGAGTTGGGGAAAGAACCGCCACAGCCCGCACCCGCACCAGTGGCGCAATCAGGCTCACAGGCAGACCCGCAACAACGACAATGGGCGGTAGTTGACCATCGCGAATCGCGCGCAAGTGTTGACCGGCGCGCGTTGATGAATCGCAATGTTCGATTGTTTGAAGACGCCGCAAAGCGGGTTGTAACGCGTGAAGCCGCGGCGATTCGCAAAGCAGCAAAAAGCAAGCTAGGCACTCGCGATGCTGCGGGTTTTGAATCCTGGTTAGAGGGATTCTATAAACAACTGCGCGAATGGTTCCCTGACTATTTCCGAAACATTATGCTCACCTACGCTGAATCAATTATGGCGAGTGTTGCAGATGAGTTGGACGGTCAACCCGCAGAGTTGAATGATGAATTGCGCGAATGGGTTGAAGGGTATCTCAAAAACTATACGGAAGTATACGCTGTTGGCGGCGAGAAACAGCTACGCGCGCTGATTGCTGAATCAGAAGGCGATGAAGACGCACTCGCCAAGATTGAAGACCGCATGAATGGTTGGGAAGATACCAAAGCGGGCAAAGAGGGATTTGAACAGGCATTCGAGGCGGGCAACGCGCTATCAATTTTTGCTTATGCTGTGGACGGGGTAACTATCCTGAGATGGAATGCGCGCGGCGAATCTTGCCCATTGTGTCGCAAGATGGATGGCAAGCGAATCAAGATTAACGATAGTTTCTTTGAGGCGGGCGATAAACATGAGGCTGATGGCGTTGACCCACTTCCGATTGTTCGCAAGATAAAACACGGGCCGTTGCATTCTGGCTGCGACTGCGTTGTCAGCGCGGGGTGATTGTCACGGCAGGATTCGAACCCGCATTTCTTGATCAGAGCGCGTCTGCCATATTCGCCTCGTGACAACCAAAGTAATTATAGCACATTTTCTTGGAGCGAACAATGAATAACGAAGTTGGCACAAAGACAGAAGAAGTTATTAAGAGCTTTGATTTCTTGCTTTTGCAGTTAGAGTCATACAAACCAAATGACCGTAGCAAGCAAGACCGCTATTGGGCCATTGCTATCACTGAGGTAGAAAAGGCGGCGGCAATTTTTAAGACTTATGCGGCGGGCGACTAATGGGTTACACACCTCCGCCAATGCCGCCGAAACCAAAAGTAGAAAAGTGCGATTACTGCGGGCGACCTGTTGAAAAGTGCGGTTGTGGAGCAAGCAAATGAACATAGAGCAAATGATTTTAGAGATTCGAGCGGGCCGCGTGTTGAGCGCAAAGAATGAATCGAAGTTGCGCGCCGCAATGGAAGCGGTTATGGAAGTCTTGGGGCAACTGGAAGGCGATGTGGAAGACGATAGCCGCGCCTCGACTGTGAGCCTAGAACATCGAACCGCGCCGATCACAGGGTTGGAATTGCGGGCTAAAGACAAGGGATTGCCAACCATCTTGGGACATGCGGCATTGTTTGATGTTCGGTCAACATATTTGATGGGATTCTACGAAGAAGTAGAACGTGGCGCATTTACGGAAAGTGTCGCGACTGGTGATATTCGCGCCTTGTATCAGCACAACACAGAGAAAGTGTTGGGCCGCACAAAAAGCGGAACGTTAAGTCTTTGGGAAGATGACCAGGGATTAGCGTTTGAATTGAACCCGCCTGATAACTCGATTGGCAGAGATGCGGTTGTTTCTATCGAACGCGGGGACGTTGATCAAATGTCCTTTGGTTTCAATGTGCCGCCAAAGGGCGATGATTGGACGGAGACAGAAGAAGGTATTCCGCTTCGCAAGTTGCGGAAAATTGGTTTGATGGAAATCAGCCCTGTAACCT